ATAATAAATTGTATTTATGGCATCCCAAAGGGATTGCTTTCTGTAAAATCAATAATGTTATCTGCTTCATTTTCTATATTTAAATTGTCTGCATATGCATCTTTAATATCATAAGTATTAATTGACGATAGTACATACGATGCAGATGAAGCAGATCCAACAATATTCTCTCCTCTGGCAAATGTCCCTGTTACATTAGAAACTTCAAGGATGTTGGTTACAGAATTCCAAGATCTTACTCTTCCCGTTACGCCACTAGAACTTCCCGTAATTACTTCGTTGTACTGATAGGTTCCAACACCAACAAAAGATGGTGCAGAAATTGTTATCGTTGGTGTTGATGCGTATCCAAGTCCAGAGTTTATAATATTAATTGCCGTAATTGTTCCTGCCGCACTAACGACTGCCGTAGCAGCAGCCGAAACAGTCGCAGCACCAGTAAATGTAATAATTGGTGCTGTTGTATATCCAGATCCTGGATTAGTAACTGTAATTGGACCGATTAAACCGTTTCCAATAGTTGCAGTTGCTGCTGCTCCAGATCCTCCTCCACCAATAAAACGAACTCCAGGTGCTACAGTGTATCCAGAACCCGGATTTACCAAATAAACACTTTGAACAGATTTGTTTTGTGGATTTACGTTATCAGTACATACAACGACTCCACCAACCATAACTGCCGTAGCAACTCCGGTAACTTCTCCCGCAGGAGCAGAAGATATTCCGACCGTAGGAATACTAGAATATCCACCACCACGATTTGTAAGTGTAATGTAACGAATTGCTCCATTCGCCAGAGTTGTAGTTGCTGTTGCGGTTGTTCCTGCACCAATCATTGTAAGTATTTGAGTTACAGCAACTCCTCCACCAATACCACTAGTCGTATCACCGCCACCTATGATATTATCATCAATTTCATCAACACTGGTGTCAATAACTTCATCTTCATATCTAAAGAGTTCGCACTTCAGAGTATAAACGTAAGTTTTTTGTAGTTGATAGAATGGCTGTTCGTGCTCTACAAATTTTACTTCAAATAATCTATCTCCAAGAGGGAAATAAATTAAATCACCTTCTCTTGGTCTTGTTCCTAATTTGATATTTGGTTTATCCTTTATAAGAGGAACAATGTATGATTCAAATCTTTCTTTAGATACGGTAATTGTTAATTCATTAAGTGCCTGAATTCCAAATTTAGAAAGAATAGTTGTATTGTCTCCATACCCTTCATAATTTTCAATGTAAGCCTCTAAAGGATATGCATCATTAAATGCAGATTCTATAACCTCTCTTATAACAGTTTTTTCTGTGAGGTATTTTCTGGGAAGATAATGTATATCAACCCCATACATACGAAGTTGTTCGTTAATAAGATCTTGTATTAACCCCTGCTCTCCAGATGACCCTTGTAAAAAGAATGGATTAAGCATTTGATCATCCTATCATATCGAAAGGTGGAAGTTCATAAGTATTGGACATTTTTTCCATTAAAATATCAATCTCTCTTTGACCATCATCATACATTTGCCTACCATTCAATTCAACACCACCTGGCAACTTGACTCCAGTAAATTTCATCATATTTTGACCCCACTGACGTTTTATCAAAGAAGTGAGGTATGGTTTTAAGAAAGAATCGTTCCAAACCCTTGAATAATCATTCGGATCTAGAGTTGCATAACAATCAATAATAATGTATTGGCCAACATTTACAGATCCCCAATCTATATCCAAATAGAGTCTATCTTGCCTCTTATTGAAACGAATTTGTTTTTGTGTCGTTAGTAAGAAATCAAGATCTTCCAAGTAAGTTTTTACCATTGCATAACTTAAAATTTCTGTAGCGCCCCAATAGTAAATATCATTTAAGAATAATTGATATTTGACACTAAACATATTATGAGTTATGGTATTTGATCCATCAAACAAGAATAGTTTAGTGACACCGATGACATTTGGTGGAACTTGTAAGTAGTTGCTATTTTCTTCGTAAGTAAAAGTCGTTGCTGTTCCTACAATATTTGCAGTTGCTGTGGTAGTTGCAATACCAACTGAAGTACTATTTCCCCTAGACCTACCTCTATCAATATCATCTTGGGTTATTTGATATTTGTAGAAAGTTGGATATACTCCATCAAAATGTCTTTCTTGGAAGAACTGAATAGCATCATCGACTAAATCATCAATTTGTTCATCTGCAACGTTAATCTCCAAAACTGGCGCTCCCAGTTTTCTCTTGCAGTAATCGATTAGTTCTTGACGAGTAGATGGTTGCGCCATTATTTTCTACTTTTTAAATATTTATGGTTTAACCTTCAAGAGATCCTTCAATACCTCTTGTTGCTTAAGGTATAGCTTCATATATGCCTTTGCAATATTTTTAATTTGATCGATGTCTTCAATAGAATCAATTTCAATACAGGCCTTCATATATTCAAAACTTTTTGATAGATCTTCTAATTGGATTTCATTTGGATCCATTGATTAAACTCCTAAGTAACATCTTAATTTCATCAATATCATTTTTCATATTAGCAAGATCTTCTTCTATATTCTGTACTTTTTGATTCTCTTCATTCTTGGCATTTCTTCTCGAAATATACTCTTGATATTCAGACATATTTGTATTAACAATTGAATTGGTGTTTCCATCACGCATTAGATGCGTATATCCATCAACTTTCAAGTAATTCATATCACGCTAAAGCAATAACTCTTAAGTCCTTAATTCTTGGAACATAAACCTGATTGGTTGATGTTAGGATAAGTTTGATTCTATATGACTTGAATGAAGGAAGTTTATCAATGGTGAAAGAATACTCTTTGAATTCAATATCAGATGTTTCAAAACCTAAAGATTGGGTAGGAGTTACAAAAGTATCTGAACGTCCATCACTATTTTCAGAACTTATGATTTCATTCTTAGTGTTCAGGTTAGTATAACCAGGGAAAGGAACAAAGACGGGATTAAAGTTAGATTTTTCACTAATTGCATAGAGTGCTCTAATATCACAGTATTGGTTAATGTGAGCGTTCAGTAAAACCTTAATTGAACTTGCACCATTTTCCAAATTAATTTCCTTAGAAATGTATTGGAAAGCAGATGGATCTTGATCAATAGTGTTGACTCTTGAATCAGTTGCGTAGTTAGAAATTACACTGTTAACTCTGTTTGAAGTTAGAATTGTACTGACTCTTTGTGTATCAACAACTGGAGTAAGTCTTGAATCTACAGTATCAAGTTGTAATCGTAGATTCATTGATTTATTGCCAGGTAAGGTCGTTAATTTTACATTTTCATTGACCTTAGAGCAAATAATTCTTGCACTATCTAAGTAATTTGGTTTATTAACACTTATATTTTCAAATCCATTATCAATGAATGGGATTTCATTTCCACTGATACTTGAACCGGTAACTGATCTGAGAGAAGCACTTAATGAAGTCCCTCTTACGGTTAGGTTTTGTACGATTGGTGTAATGATTTCGTAAGGCATATTTTGGGTAGCCTTGATATCGTATCCGCCAGCAGATTTTGTTTGATTGATATAAAGTTTTGGATAACCTACGTCTGAGGTTCTTCCAATTCCACTTAATCCCATATCAAGTTTTACGTGATAAGAATCGAAGGTTATTGGATTAGAAACAGTTACATCACCCAGGTAATGAGTTTTGTTAATTCTTCTGAGGGAAACTCCACCAAGTTCGTATTTGTAAACTGGTGTTCCTGCAGGATAATTCTTTGAATTTGCTCCCCTAGAAATGTTTCCACCGATTAGATTTCCAGAAACTGAAGTGTATTCAATGACTTCATCGCCAATTAAGATGTAACCTGGATTTGTTGTTCCAACTCCAACATTTTCAAAGGTTGAGAAATTAGTTGCACTATCAACACTGATTGCTCCAGTTGAATTTGAATTATATGCAATACTTAGTTTTGTTGGATTAATATCTGATTGGATATTGGATAGAGTTACATAATTTTCATCAGAATACATACCGTGGTTTTGGTGATTTACCTTGATATGTAATCCATCACTGATTGTTTCGATAGAATTGATGAATACTCCACCACCAGTTGATGCATTCAACGTGGTCGTAATACCAGAACTATTAATATACCGAACAGTTTTTGCAGAACCAACTACAAAATCACCCTGTACATTATCGAGTATGAGTTGATTAACTCCAGTAAGTATACCAACACTAAATTTTGCGTTTTTACCAACTGAAATTGAACCAAAAGTACTAATTCCAACAACATCACCAACTTGATAACCAACGCCACCGCTAACAATGGTTGCTGCGATTGCAACGCCATTAGAGACAGTTATATTCGCAGTTGCATTCTTACCATTACCAGTAACCGTCACTAGATTAATATTATTGATAGTCAATGATCCACTAGATGGAGTGTATCCAATACCAGCATTAATTACATTTAGTGTACCCGTTGCACTTCCGGCAGAACCAACATAATTTGCTGTTGCATTAGTTCCTTGTTGAAGAACAGTGTTGCCCAAAGTTAATCCAGAATCGATCACAGTTGATCCAAGACCAACTCTAACTTTGTTTGAAATAAGATTAATGGAGTTGGGCATCAATGTTGGGATCTGCTTATTTCCTTCAGTGAGTTCGGGGCTGTAGAATTCAACAGTTCCTGAAGTTAAGAAGTCTGCTCTATAGAGAGTGAACTTGAGGTCCTCCCACTGACTTGCTTCCCAAGTAGAGGCATTTTGAGACTTAAATAGAGATCCCAGATATGGTTGGTTAGAAATAAATGTCTGAGTTAAGAGATCATTTTCACCAATTCTTGAGATATAAACACTATATTTGGTTGAGTTTGATGCAAGACAGATGCAATATTCTTTACCGCCCTCAAGATAAACAGGAGCATCAAAGTTGAAAGTTGTTGCTACTGAACCATCTGCGGATGTTTGAACATCTCCTGGATCTAGAGTAATTTCTGAGAATGGAATGATTCTTTGTGTTGGGAATCCATTCTGCATTGTTCTTAACTGGAAGGTGACTGGAATATCCATATCATCCTTCGATCTAAAGAATACGTCACACTTAGTTAAGAATACGCCAGTATCATCTTCAACTAAGAAAGATTGTGCCAGAGGATCATACCATCCAACTAAGACATCTCTTCTTGATTGTGATATAGTTGTGCTACTAACTACCTGAGTTCCTGTTGTTCTAGAAACTGCTCTATCTTCAAACTCTTGCTTGTTTTGAATTCTTGCATTTCTTACTGAAATGATATTTTCCTGAACAGTTTCCAGAGTACCACTCGATACAAATCCTTCCTCTGCAATTGTAGTAGCGACGTTTTGGTCGTTAGAACTACTGTTAACCAGAGTGAATGTCTTGGTTCCCGCTTCAAACTTAGGGTGAATATTAGTATTTGGATTTGGAATATAAAAACTTCCAATCAAAGTTGCGGAAAGATCTGAAACAAGTCTTACATTTGTTAGAGTTGCCTGGGCACCACTAGTTTGTCCAACAAGAATCATTCCAGACTCAACCCATCCACTGTATTCTCCCTGTGGTTGATTTGAAAGTGAGAATGTATCAATGTTTAGAATATTTGAAGTAGATGAATATGTTGATTGTAAAACTTGACCTGTGTATGGGTTACTTGGATAAGTCGTTGTTGCTGCATTGTATGGGCCTTCTTTATGATTTGATTGTGCAACTCTGAAGGAAATTTTTGCTGAGTTTTGGCCCAGACTTGGATTAAGTCCTGTTTTTTGAACGGTTGCAACAACTTTTTCACCAACTTCAAACGTTCCAGAAACCATAGAAATTTCTAAGAGTTTTGGAACGCAGTATCTGGTCACATCAACACCATCAAAGAATGCATAAATCTGAGTTAGTGGCTTGAGTTTCTTAGAAACAAATTGAATGTTTCTGGATCTCATATAAGGAATAAGATTTCTGCTTACGACGCGATCGCCCACTGAAGTATTATCAAATTGTTCGGATACAATTGTCCTTACCCCAGTTCTTGACTGAACTCCAGTGTCTCTGATTTCTCTTAGATTGTCTTGGATAACTGAAGTAACTTGAGTTTCGTAAACTTCTCTCCCTCTTCCTCCAGAAATAACACCTCTCCAAGCACCTCCAGATACCTCTTCTCTTCTTCTAGTGCTATTAATAACTTCTTGACCAGTCCAGTTGGTTTCCCAAGCATTCCAAACAACAGGAGCAAATCCAGTTTGGGGATCTACATTAAGAGTTCTAACTGCGTTTGAAAGAGTTTCTGCATAATTTCCTTCAGTTTGAATAATCTTTGCTTCAAGTCTTACAGTATCTACCCAAGTGTCTGTTGCTGGAGTAAGTTCTAGAGACCCCTGCCAGAAACTGATTAAAAATGGAGTGACACTTTCTGATCTGGTTGCAAAAGATTGCTTTAACCATTCAACTTCAGCATAATCAAGAGTTACAACATCTTTTGATTTTCTTACGTTTACACCTTCAATTGGCGTAAATGCAAGATCTTCGGTTGGATCTACTCCAGTTACTGGCCCAAAAATTAAATCAACGGAGTTTGTATAATGTCTTGGTCTTAATTGCTTATTAGTGATATCAATACTGTTCTTATAAAGAACAGAATCTTCTTGTGCTAGTAAAGAGGTAAAGTTATCAACAAAGAATCCAGACTTAAATCTATTGAGTCCATCACTGTCCGGAATAAACAGATTTGCAGTATTTGTTTCAAGTAAAGAAAGAGCGGTATAGTACTCAAGATTTTTAATTCTATTTTCAAGTTGCTTGATATCGACCATTCGATATCTCTTGTGCTCCAAGAATTGAATAGATGCTTGAGAAACATTATAAAGATATGCAGGTAGATTGATCGTTGCAATTTCTAATGCATCATCAACAGAAACTGGTTTCTCTGGTCTTTCAGCAGGAACTCCGTACTTAACTTGCAATTTACCATCTTTTGTAATATAGACTCTATCAATTCTTCCGAGATAGAATGAGAATGTTGTTAAGATTGATTCGTCAGATGCTAGAATATTTCTAGTGGTGTTTCCAGATGAATTGAAAGTTCTGCCGTAAAATTCTAGTGGAGATCTTGCATCTACACTGACAGTATATGTTGAAGTCTTTGGACGAATGTCAATAATATCTGTATTTCTAATTCCATTTACAGTTTGAATTTCTTTCGAATAATCAAATGTATTATAGGAATTAACTGTTGTGATATCACCATCATCGTTTGATTGATAATAACCATTGGAGAAGTATATTTTTAATTTTTTGGATGGTTCTTGGAATTCTGCTTTTCTCCTTACGGAGCCATAGTCATAAAAAGTTGCTTCCTGACCATTTGTGAAGGTAAAGTTAGAAGAAATATCAAAACTTGAAGAATCTATTGTCTGAACTAATGCTTGAATTTGGGATTCTTCGAATTTTAAAGTTTCTCCTTCTTTGAATGTCTTTTGGTTTTTGTAAATAAATGATATTTTTGTATCATTGATTCTTTCTGCAACAATAGCAACAGCCCCACTGGTTTGTCCCGTCAGTTTTTCTCCAATAATTAAATCAGACGTGGTTGCTGTTGGACCATTGATAGAAGAAAGGACAACGGTGGGTGCCGATGCGCTTGACGTATTTGCTGATTCAAAAATTCCGTGAATTTCAATAATATCTGCTTCATTTAGAGAAATAATTTCATCCTGAACTCTAGTTCCAAATGGATAGTTTCCGTAAGAGAGTCCATCATTTAGAGTCGTTGTTCCAATTCCGGAATATTCATATTTGGACTTGTCTACAATAACATAATTTACTCTATTTTTTCTCTTTAATTTTTCCTTTGGTTTTATCTTTCTAGTGGTTGCAATCAAAGTTGCCCCAGTATCCGAAGCAGTTGAGAGATTATAGACTACAAGTGATGTTCCACTTGAATCAATTTGTAGTCTATCAGAAGTTAAGACTTCTGTTTGGCCATTTGAAGTAATGAGTGCATATCTTTCTTCATCAAATGGTAAGAAAGTTTCATTACTTCCTGCAGTTACAGTTGTAGTTTGATTGCCAGAAATATTGACAGTAAAGACTGTTCTGATACCAAGAACGGCATTTGTTAAATCAACATTTGAAATATTGACTTTAGGAAGTCTTGTATATAAAGTACTATCTGTTGAGGTTTCTAGGTTTGTCGTTAAAACCTTAAGATCAGTTACATTAAGAGCAACTGTTGGCAGTTTTGCTTGGTTGATTCCAGATACAGTTGTAACACCGGTTACAGAAATTGATGTATTTCCAGTGCTGACTACTCTTGCATAAACTGGATCAGTGAAAGCGGGATCACTGTACTGAATCAAATTGCCCACTTTAACAATTCTTCCTGGAAATAGTTCATTTGGACCAGTAATTGTACTGATTCCACCGGAAATAGGAGTGACACTTGCTATTCCAACATTAAATGATACAGATTGAATTGCATCTGCTGAGAAAGTAGAAGCAGATCCAACAATTCCATAAACTGATTTGATATCAGAAATACCATAAGAAGTAATTGCAGTTGCTACTCTGGTATTTTCGATACCATCAATAATAAAAGATTCGTTTAAGATGAAGTCTCCAGTTTTTTCATAAACTGTAAGTGCTACTCCAGCAGTGACTGAATCTTTTAAGAATGCAGTTGCCCCACTATTCTTTCCTTTAATGAAAGTAGGTGTGGATAAAGTAATTGCTTCGTTTAATGTGATTTCTGTTATCGTCTGAACATCATATAGTGAAATATTCCACTGATTTAGATTTGCATTTGCAGCATCATAAGACCCAGATTCCAATCTAAAATCATAAACTCTTGCTACACCTATTTCCTTTCCTGGAGCATTTCTTTGATTTGTTCCAACTCTGGAATCTCTAAGACTTAAAATATAAGTATTTCCAATTCCAATCTTTGGAGCACCATAGACTCTATTTAATTTTAGAGTTGGGCCTGTGTTGTAATTTAGAGACTGATTTTGAAGGGTTTTAGTAGTTCTTGGTTTTGGGCAATCTAGAAATGTTGAACTTATGGTTTCGCATTCATATCCTCTAACAAATGCTTTACCTGGAGAAATTTGATAAACTGCTAAGTCATTTGATGGTGTTGATCCACCATAAGTAAACTGACCTGGGCCAAATAAACCATTATTGCCTACATTATCATTCAACGATTCCTTTAAAGAAGCATCAAAAGGAGTTACATAATAATCACCAGATTCTGCAAATGTTCTTCTTGCTAATTCGTCAGTTATGCTGTTATAAGGAGTTGTTTGTTGAGATCTAATTGTACCATCTTTAATTGTTGCAAGTTCAACGAAGTTCCCATCATCAAAATCAGTTACTGCTTTTTTGAATAGAGAAACTGTAATTTTAAGTCTATCAGCACCTGGAGCAGAATAATTATTAAATCCCTGAGAATTGTCATTTAGGGATTCGTCTATATCAGAAGTTACAATCTCTTCATTGACAAATAGACCAACTCTATAGTTTGGAGTATTTGAGTACTGATCTAGAATTAAAGTCTCTGTATTGACAGTTACAAATTGACCTCTAATAAAATAAACCCCTTCAGTGATAGAGAATGCAGATCCAATTGAAGTTGCATTGTTTGCAACAGTTGATGCAAATGGTTGACCTGCAGCAATTAGAGAATTGCCTAAAAGACCTGAAATAATTTGAGTATTGCAAGTTAACAGTTCGCCATCAGAGAACTGTTGGGTTGAATTGTTTTGGGTATTTGATGCTAAGTAATTAATATAAAGTGTTAGATTTCCTCTTTCAGAATCAGTTGGAGGTAAGACTTTATCTACTACTGCAGTAACACCTGAGGATTGACCTGTTATTTTTGTACCTACTAATTGATCTGCATATGCAGAAACGGGAACACCTAGATATGTATTTTGAAGTTCTACGGCATAATATAGTTGAGTATATCCAGTATTACCTGGAATGACTTTTGCACCCTCTTTAAAAAAGTGCTGCCCAAACTTTTCAATCTGATTTTGTAGAATAGATTGTAAAGTTGTTAATTCTCTCGCTTGTACTGGGTATCCTGGTTTAAATAGGACCCTGTAATAACCGTTATTCGCATCAAAGTCATCAAAATATGGAGCTACGTTGAGGTTAGTTTCCTGAGACATAATTCTTTAGAACTGCAAAATGACTTTAATATCTTCTTTTTGGTTAGATGATCTAGTAATTGCTGGTCGGTTATCTACGTAGATGATATTTCCTGAGTACTTTTTGACTTCAGGATTAGCCAGACCATTAGTAAATTCCTGACCAAGGTAATATGTCCTACTATTTATTATGGTAGATATACCTGTGAAAGAAGTGTCTATTGCTAGATTAGACCCAGAAGATGGAACGATTGTTAAACTTCCGCCAGTGGATGGTGAACTAGTAAATTCAGTCAGATCAAAACCATAGGTTGGATTTGTAATTGCAACTCCAACAGTCGTAAAACCAGCAAGAGAACGATCTTGCCAGTATTTTAAAACCCCTGTAGTTTGATCATAACTAACAACTCTTCCAACTGCAGTAGTTCCAGTTGCAACAGTTTGTTTTACATAAGAATCTGCGGTAAAGGTAGCAGAACTATATCCTGCTCCAGCAAGTTTGAGTGCATAAACTGCACTTGCTTTATCCGATGTGAGTAAACTTCCTGTACTTACTTTAGGATTTTCTACAATTCCAACTCTAGCAATTTGGTTTCCAGTGATAAAATCTGGATTCTGAATATCATTTTCTATTCTAGAATAAAGAAGAACATTATAAGCACCTAATTCGCGGTAAACATCTGCACCGTGGCCACCCTTAGGTGAAATTATGACATTAAAAGTTGGTCTGGTTGTCCCTGTCGGAACACCACCTGCAAGCAGATCAACGTTTCCGTATGTATAACCAGATCCTTGACTTGAAACCGTTACCGTTTCTACCTTTGCATCATTGTTAATAACAATAGTGCATTCAGCACCAATCCCATCTCCTTTGATGGGAACTCTAGTGTAAGTTCTATTTGCAGTTCCTAGACCTACACCCCTATTTGTAATCGTTACAATCTTGATAGAACCATCTACTGCATTATCTCTTACTGCTGCATTATCTGTTGAAGTTTCCCAATTTGCTGGGACAGGGATAAAATCAGAGGTTTCGAATTTTGTAACTTCTGCCGGTTTTAAAGTGTAAAGATATTTCCAGACATACCCATCACCACTTGAACCAGCAGATCTTGGTTCTAAATCTGTAAAAGTGGGTTCATCTAATGAGGGTTTTCCGTTTGGAGTATCTGGATTTGTTCCGTTTTGTAAGCAAATATAAACTCTATAATCACTATTCAAAACATAATAAGATGCCGAATATAGATTAGTTGCCCCAGAAACTTTAGCAGTATTAGATCTGCTATAATCGTGGCGGTACATATCATAAGTTGTACCTGATGACCAAACTCTCTTCTGAACAACCTGTCTAACTTCAGATGCACTAATTCTCTTTAGTGCAATCATAGTATCCCAATAACTATTCTCTTCATCAAACGAATCTTTTGGCGAAGGTGGGTTGGTGTCCCAATCAGATTGAATTTCTGTTGGATTTGGTAGTCCTATAAAAGAGTAATATGAATTACCCGAAGAACTTACTCCAGCAACAAAATTCTTAGCATTTAATATTCTAATCTGATCAGTTATAATTGCAGCCATTTGAGCAGTTTTTTATCTATTTATGAAATGTAATTGAGGTATTTGAGAGGAGAATTTCTTCTAAACATCGTTCCCGTTGCTATTCCGGTGTAACCATTTGTGGTGTACGCATTGTGAGAAACTTCTTTCTCTCTGCTACCAAGAGAAATTCTTCCCCAACTATATTCGCCATAGAAATTGCTATATCCAATACCAGAAAGATTGTTGTAAGATGTGAGACTTACAGTTACCTTTGCAACGTGAGTTATGCCTAAACCAGGGACCGCAGTTTGTGCAATAGAAACTGCTACTGCTTGATAAACGTTGTCTAGGAAAGTTGTTCCTATTCCAATGACCGATCCGCTAGAATTCAGTGATGTTACTCCTTTGCCAACATTAGAACTATGAACAACAAAATAGTAACCAGTTGTAATCCCGCTGATTGTTGTTACGCCCGTGAGTGATGAATTTCTAAGTGGTGAGTTATTTGGAATTACAAAATCAAATACTATTCCAGTTGAAGCAACACCAACAGTTGTTGTTGAAATACCACTGATGAAACCAAAGTCACCCTCATAATTATTGACTGTGTTTTCCTCTACGGAGAAAGATGGTGGAGAAATCAGAACATTTGGAACATTTGTTGATGTATATCCAGTTCCTGGTCCAGTAATTGAAATTGAAGTTACAATGCCTGCAGTTATGGATGCAATACCAACAGCAGTTGATCCAAATCCAACAGCATTTTCTATAGTTACTGTTGGAGTGCTCGTATAACCAAATCCACCATCAGAGATCTGTATCGAAGAGATAGTTCCTGCTGTTGAGACAACAGCGGTTGCTGCTGCAGCAACTTTACTATCTTGAGATATAATGACAATATCTTTTTGGAATGTCAGTGAGACATTATTTTCGTTAATTGGATTGAAAAATGGGCGAATAGAATCAACGAATGCGACAGTAGATCCAATTCCAACTGATTGAATTAGATATGATGATGGATAAATCGAAGCTTCATATAGAATTCTATCCTTACCAACTTCTTTTTCATCAACAATTTTATCTTCAGTTTGTCTACACCAAGTCACAGGTCTTGTTGTGAGTGCATCATTTGCCAACCCTGGTCCATAGTATGGTAGAGTTTTTACAATATCAGTTGATTCTACCGAATTAACTGTTCTTCCATCTTCTTGTAGTGTTGGGGATTGTCCAAGGATTGGGTCATAACCAATAGTTAATTCATCACCAACTTTAACTGTTTCGAGTATATTTCTTTCAACAACATCAATTGAACCGCTACCCTTATAGAAAATAAGTTTGCAAGTGTCTCCTGATTTTGGTGCTTCTGTAAATGTAATTACACTACCACCACTGAAAATATATCCAGATCCAGGAATTTGAAGAACATCATTTAAGAATATGAGTAGATTATCTTGGATGTTGATTGATGACCCTCTAGATGCTCTAATTGAGATTAGTGATCCAGCAACTCTTATTGGGAATGTTAAACGATTGCCATCAAATAGATTTTCTATGCTATCTAATACTTGCAGTTCTCCAATTGACCATCCAGTAAACTTATCACTGATCGTGTTTTGGATTGAGATTTGGAACTCTCTGTAAGTTTTTGTTGGATCGGTTGGAATTCCCACAGTTCCCCCAATAGAAACCGTAAGTATTTCTCCTTGACCGTATCCATATCCAAGATTTTTGATTTCAAAGTCAATTACGCTAGATCCTTGTCCAACAACAACATCAATCGTTGCTTGAGTTCCAACTCCACTTACCGAAGAGGAACTATAAACAAGAGGTAGATTTGAATAAGAAAGTGGTGCATCAATAACTACGTATGGTGGATTTGTTGATGTATATCCTGTTCCTGGATTCGTGACTGCAATACTAACGACGCGACCGTTACTAACAGTAGCAGTTCCAATGAATTGAACAATTGGTGTTCCGGTGGATGATGTTGCAACTCCAACACGCACAACCTGAACTCCTGATCTATATCCAGAGCCACTGTTACCTATACTGATAGATGAGATGGTACCGAGACCAGAAACAATTGCAGTTCCTCCAGCAGAGACTAGAGGTTGATAACCAAATCCTTCGGTGGATCCTACTGATACAATTATGCCTCCAGATGGTATAGACGCTGTATTCACATCATAAGCAGCAGAAACTCCAACTCCAGTAAAGGTAATTGATGTTATTCCTGCAGATTCTGATAGATTATAATCATTTGTTAATCCAGGACCTTGGAAGATATCATTTAAAAGAATGATTGCATTTTCTGTGGAAATACCAGTTACATTTGATCCATTTGATTTCAAGTTAAAAGTCTTGGTTCTACCGTTAAATTGATTTGAAAGATCATTGAACACATAATTCTTAGAATATGTTTCACTAGAACCTGCTGGAGTTCCTGATCTTAGGAAAGTTCTTCCCTGGAATTTTGAATTTGTAGATATTCCAGTCCAATCTCTTTCATCTGGAGGATTGGTACTCGTTCCAAGAGGAACGTTTCCGTATGGAGCCTCTGTGAAATTCAAAGTGTTATCTACAATATTATAGTTTCCAATGACTTTAGTTACCAAAGTTCCTGTAGAATACCCAGCAACTGCAGTTCCTAACCAAGGTCTGCGAACTCTGAGGGCATTAGTGCTTCCAACACCTACGGAATCAATACGCATAATCTCACTTCCAATCTTAATTAAGTCACCTCCAAAGAACGAAGTTATTCCACTTACATAAATTAAATCATCAGTGCTGAATGCATTGATTGCCAATGTGGTTGTTTGTGCCGTAGAAACAATAGGTGACTGAATAAGATTATCAATTGCAACAATAACTTTTGCATTTTGATTTGTTGAGGTAAATGCGTGAGAAGTTCCTATGCCAACAGTTGTTAGGTCTAAAACTTTTGGTGTAAGACTTAGAGCATCTTCTGCACTTCTTGAAAGTTTAATTATATTTTCATTAACTTTTACGACATAAACACTAGATGGCAATCTATCAGTTGTTCCAATACCAACTCCAAAGTCAGTTGATGCAATTCCAATTGCTTGAGATGTTCCTGCACCTGCATAAGTGTAAGTTATTTGTTCTCCAGTAACAAAGAAGTGATTTGGGAGAGTAATGGAGTCTGATAGTGTATTTGCGATGGAAACCTTACTTCCATCAAAATCTCTTCTGAAGATTTGGTATCCTTTATGTTTTAAATCAAACGCACGTTTAATATCTCTTTCGGTTCCAAAGTAAGTATTGTAATTTGTTTCAATACTTCCATTATTAAATGCTATCGTGTCTTTATCATCATCTTGAACTTTAAGTGCATTGAAGAATCCAACAACTCTTACGTTGATATTTGCTAGAGGCGTAAATGTTAATTCAGTAGTGGATGCATTTTTTCTAACTCCAAATGTTCCAAGACCAGAATTAGTTTCTACGTTTCCGAATTCGACAATATAAGTCTCTCCAGAACTTTCATCTGTTGCATCATCTAGGACTACAATTTCAGATAATTGATATCTATTTTTTGTAGTATCGGCAA